AAGTGCAAGCTACCCAACCGGTTCCTATATCTGTATTATTACCTAATGCGTCTAATTTGTAAGAAATAGAATTACCACCGCAACACAACCATGAAATACCATTATAACCAATAGATGTAATACGTGTTCCCGGTAAAACGGAATTTGTAACCATTTTCCAACCAGTTGCACCGATTTTATCTGTTGTTATGTAAATTACTGATGAAATGTTTGAACGCCCACCTACAACCCAATAGTTTGAGTTCGATGCAACGCATATTGGTTGAAAATTTGAAAACCCGCCGCTGGTTATTCCTGAAACTGCACTCCAACCGGTTGCGCCGGTTTTATCAGTTGTGTATATAATATTATTATTATTAACATCAAACCCGCAAGCTAGCCATGCAGTTCCATTCCATTCTAATCCAGAATATCCACTCTGTCCACTTAATAATCGCGGTGTATTGTAATAATTTGACGCGACAGTCCAACCTACTCTTGCGAGTGGATCAGTTGTGTACCAAATGTTGCCATATTGTACGCCATTCATATCATGAGATGTCAAACCAAAATGCGCAACCCATGCAAAACCATTCCATTTTATTGCAGAACTTAATTGTTGTTGATGGTTGGTTACCTGAAATAAATTCGTCATAGACAAATCAGTATACGTATTTAACCAATTTTGACTAGCGTCCATATAGGATACAAAAACACTAGTTGAGATGTTGTAATCGGTATATTCGCTATTGTTTGTATTTACAGTCAACGAGTTATTTCCACCGCTTCCAATAAATACATAAACAGGAATGGTTGATTTATCAGATACACCACTCGATCCGCCAACAAGTAAGTTATTTCCGTTCCAACCGATTGCTCTCGCGCCTGAAGCAACTGTGCTTGTTGATGTCTGCGATGTTCCGGAAATGTCGGGAAAAAGTGTCGATGATCCATATACTTCATTCCATATTTTTCCGTCAGAAGATGTTGCTATAGTTGAGCGAGTCCCGCTTCCGACCGCTATCCATCTCTGTCCCGGTGCAACGGTTTTTGCTGAAGAATAAGCACTCCATTTTATTCCATCTGCAGACCATGCAATAACGTTACTAGTTGAAGATGATGAGAACGCCGGCCCAGTTGCAATATATCGTTTGCCATTCCAGCAAACCGATTTTACACCATATGGAAATAGATTGCTTGACCCTGGAACTCCTGCCCATTTTTTGCCAGTATATGCATAATCCGCCGGTTGTGCTAGCGGACCACTTGTTTCAGGAGTGTCGGTTGAATATACTATTGAGAAATTGTTTGTTGAGTCATTTTTGATAGAATTTCCGACAGCAATCCAGCGGTTTCCGCCCCACACTATATCATTTACGCTCTCAATTATTGTTCTGCTTCCATTTAATGTTGTCGCGCTCACCGTATCAACCCAATCAACACCATTTGTAGATACCATCATAGTGGAAACAGTTCCAGATCCTACTGCAATCCAGCTATTTCCGTTCCATGCAATTCGTTTTACATTAGAAACCTTAGTATCGGTAAGTGATATTCCTGTCCAGTTAATCGCGTCTGTTGAAACAGCGATAGAAAAGGTGGTTGCAGTAGATGATGGTGGATTTGTGGTGCTTCCATCTCCGCCGATAATCCATTTTTCACCATTCCACATAATCGCATTAATGACGCCGTCGATCGGAATATTTTCGCCTGGGATTTGTTTCCAACTTACACCATCTTTTGATGTTGCAACTTTCGACCCATTTTCGTCTATTCCAACTGCAACCCATACTATACCATTCCATACTGCATCGTTACATACTCCTCCTCTAAATGCAGTATTTCCAATATCTGTACCTAATTCTGCCATCATGTATTGAGAATTTGTTGTTGCTGATGACCATGTTCTTCCACCATCTGGCGATATTGTTGTAATATTACGGGTAGATGATCCGACTTTTTCGGCACCAAAAGCAACGGTGGGGTGTTGGATATACGCAGATCCAACTCCATTCGTCCACGCACATGCGCGAATCGGAGTTAAATTTGCGGGAAGAATAAGATCGTTTACGGTTGCTACCGCTCTCATGTCGAGATCGTAGGTTTGGATCGGATTACTGCTTGGAGTCACCAAGCCATACATACTTGAAAATTGATATGCGCCAAGCCACGAAAATCCGTCATATGAATATGCGACTGAACGCGAACTCGTTGCATAATTGCTGACACCTGTGGCGTACCAAACACCATTTAAGTATGAAATTCCTGTTGCGCCAAAGCTAGTATTATCAAATAAACCGGCCTTTGTGTTCATTATTGGAGTCCAATCGCGACCGGTAAATGAGTAGGCAAATGAGTAGTTTGCATTTTTATATACGGCGGCAATCCACATACCTCGTCCTGTGGTGGAACTCACACCATATGCAATACTATTTACTGATGAAGATAATGTTCCGCTGTCGATGATCGTCGTCCAATCTATTCCATTATATGAATACAGTAATGATATGTTTGTATTCGGAGGTGTTCTAGATTCTGCACCGGCTACCCATAACCCTCGGCCGCGTTCATCTTTACCATATGTTATGCATCTTATAGAGCCATTTAAGCGATTTGTTGTGAATGGGATATTTGTCCAATTTAATCCATCGAATGAATATGCAAATAATGATGTACATAATGGAGAAGTTGAAGGTAAAAATCGGTATGATGAGTAATTACTGCTATTAAATCTAGTTGATGTAATCCCATTACGTGTTACAGATGGAAAATTTGTAGTAAATAACATCTGTACATAAACATTTTTTGTTTCACCAACAGCGAGAATACCCGCATGAACCGCGGCCATTCCAAGATTAGAGTCATAAGTATAAATATCGTCACCCCATACCGTTCCACCGCCAGTAGATCCAGTTATTGGAATCATGTATATATTGTTAATATTTGCGACTGCAGTATAGCTACCCATATTGGCTACTGTAGATATAAATATCGCACCATTACCACCTGCGATAAACATACCGTTTGCGTAAGTGCATGCATTACATCTACTAAGTATTGTAGTTGAATTTGGCACTTCACTCCATGATACACCATCATACGAGAATACGAGTGAGTTATTTCCGAAACCACCAGCAACCCATAAGCCATTACCCATGCCGTTATTACTTGTTGTAGATGCGCCGCTTGCGTCCGATGGTGCATATGCGATTGATCTAACTTCGGTTATAAGAGATTTTGAACCGACTATGCCGGTCCAACGAATACCATTTTGTGATATTGCGAGAGAATATTGCGCATCGCCGGTTCCACCTGCTACCCAAAGTCGACCATTTGGTGAAATTGCGGTGGTAGTTTGTCCATATTCTGCACAATTAACAACTCCTGTAGAAACTGTAAATATCTCTTTTGCACCCATTCCCGGATTCCATGTTATACCATCAATAGTATAACATATAGGTGATACGTTGTTTATACCTGCACCAGAGACAGATTTTCCACACACGATCGCAATCGCCTGTTGTGGCACTTGTTGTGCTGCTGCGGTCCATGAAACACCGCCATCATTCGATACTACAACCGGTGTTGTGCCGTTACCAGTTGCGATAAAACGATTTGCGTATGAATTCCATGTTACTGAATAACCGGTATTTTTTGGTGTATATTCACCATTTGTATCTAGTGCTACTATATCACGGCATCGCGAGAAAAATGGTCCATTATTGTTATTTACGGGGGTCCAATTTATTCCGTTTGCATCTGAATATGCGAGTGAATATCCAACGTTGCTTGATGTTAGATCAACATACCCCCAATTTGATTGAGGTCCGATTAATCCGAAATTATTTAATGCACCATTACTTCCACCCTCAATCTTTGAGTTCGTAACGATATTGTTATTTATATTGTTACCTCCTGCAACACCTTGATTCAAGCGGAAATAACTAACTAATCCGGTTTCATTACCATTTAATTGCGTATTATATGCCGATTTAATTTGTGTTGAAGTTCGAGCAACATTCCAAATGCGTAATTCAAACATACTTCCATTAAAAAATCTTGTCGATTCTAGATAATTTGGTCTTCCAACTGTAAATGTTCCTACGTTATCGTTGTTCGCAGTATACTTATTCGTAAAAGGCAATAACTTATCTGTTTTATCGTCTCCATCAATATAAATATAACCGGTTCCAAATACACTAGTTGCATCGCTTCCCGTATATTCCCATACAACTGCGATATGATGCCATTCTCCGTCATTAACTGATTGAGTTGAATTAATATATAGATTTCCGTTACCAACGAAAGCCGGTCTCCCGTTTAAGTCTATATAAAACGATTTTTCACCGGTATCCCAGCCAAGACTGCTATTTTGGCAATTTATAATACCCATCGTTATATCTCCGGATTTATTAGTTGTTTTGATCCAGCATTCTAGTGTAAAACTGGATTTGTTTAAATTTACCCCACTTCCACTAATGTCTATAAAATCGTCGACACCATCAAACACCAAGCAGTTAATATTAGATGGAAATAATGAAATGCGTGAGTTATTGTTATTATTGTTATTTGATAACGTTGACATATCCGTTGGGGCATTATAACCACCGACAATAAACCGAGAATTCATACCATCCCATAAAACTCGCGAACATTCACCGGTTTTAAATATAGCATTTGATGCTATTTTCGAATTTCCGACCAACCATGTATTTCCGGTTGAATCGGTTGAGTATATAATCGTATTTACTGCGCCACCGCCTCCTCCAACAGCAACCCAGCGCCCATTTCCATTATTCGCTGATGGTGAAAATGCGATGGAATTTATGCCACCGATGGGAGTTCCAGAAATATCTATTGTACTCCAATTTACACCACCATTTGTAGATTTTAATATTGTATTCATAACTGTTCCTGCTAGAATTGTTGTGAAATTTGTGTTTGCTGCAAAAGATGTTACAAAGTTGTTAAGAGATATATCCAATATTGAATCATTCCATGCAGTATTAAATGATGCATCTCCAGAATACATTATATTACTACTACTACCTTCGCCACCAACAATCCATCGATTATATACACCACCGATCCATAATGATGTAATTATCCATTTAAACTTGGAAGGATTAGGATTATTTGAACAGTCATTCCAGTTAAATCCATCTTGGGAAATAGATAATTTTTTATTATTGAAAGTAGTATCTCCGCCAGTAGCCAGAAAACGAGTTCTTGCCGTATTTGTATTTACTGATAAACAACCTAGATTTGCGGTTGTAAAATTAGTTCCACCTAACGCAGCGGTATTTCCAGCGCCTGGAACTCGTGACCAAGAAGAACCTCCATCACCCGAATACATTAATGACATGTATGACAAACTTGCGTCTGAAATTGCATTTGTAATATAATTTTGGCCAGTCCAAAGTGTTGATAATACGGTTGGTATAGAGTATGCTGTTATGGCCGCTAATGGGGTTATAGTTATATATCCATGCCCAATATTATAGCCTGTATTTGTCCAGCTGGATATTGAATATGAACCACCACCGCCGCTGCCGGTGTAATTGGTGTTGGTACCAGCACCTCCAGAATACCCACCACCAGAGCCACTATATATGGTCTGTGCGGTGCTACCATGATACCCTCCTCCGCCTCCAAAACCTCCGCCGCTTTCCCCTCCCATCGTTGCGCAATAGCCTCCATTTGCAGTAGTTATAAAACTTTCTCCAGGATAGGAACCACCACCATTTGTAAGTAAACCTCCTCCTCCACCATATCCACCTCCTCCGCTACTTCCGCCATTACCATTAGATCCAGGCGTATATCCATACCCTCCTCCACTACCACCAAATTGGCCGTCCGTGTGTCCGTAACCATAACCATAACTTGTAATTGGATAATTCTGACAAAGTCCTCCTCCACCACCAGCTATAAATAAAGGAGTATTGTCTATACGCGTTACAAATGTACCTCCTCCTCCGCCAAATTCATAATTCCAGCTGTACATATTATAGTTACCCATTTGACCAACTACCAGTTTGAGTTGCTCCCCCCTTTTAAGAAAAATTGGACTGCCTGATGTAAAAACTGCACCACGACCACCATAATTGCAGGAATCGGCTTGGTTCCCTGAACTGGCACCTGCTACTCTTATATTATATAATCCGGTCGATGGAACAGTCCATAATTGAAAACCTTGAGTGGTCATGTTAATATAATTGTTTATCGTATCTTGTGCCCATGGTTGAGAACTATATGCACTTCGTACTTGTGAAAGAGTTGGACCATATCTACCACCCCTTCCAGCATTCGTAAATGTAAACGATGAAAATGTATATAATGCCGGGCCCATCGTGGTTGGAATAGTATTTTCATTAAAACTCATACTTTGATTTACAACAGGTGTGTCCCAATTAACGCCATCGTCCGAGTACGTAACTGCAATTCCGCGTTGGGGTTGGTACTGATAGACAGTTGTATATACTGGTGTATCTCCAATCGCCATAAGTCTCCGCAAAGGTTTAAAAACTTTCGCACCGCAACCAGTCCAGTTTCGACCGTTTGATGAATATGCAACTGTATTGATTCCACTACCAGTTGCAACCCATTTTCTTGATCCCCATGTAATTCCGCGCCCCCAATTCGAGAACACCGCTTTACCAAGACCAAACCAAGAAACACCGTCTGTAGAATATGCAAGTGTATTCGTACTACCTCGGCCGGTTGCCACGAAGTTTCGTCCATTCCATTCGATTCCGTAAGCGTAAATATCGAATCCATTCTTCGCGCTTGCAGAACCGGCATTTGATCCATATACGCCACCCGTTATTTTTGACCATGTTTTTCCATCATTTGATATTGCAACGGTATAGCTTGAATTGGTTGTAGTGTCTTGAGTCCTCGTTCCGGTTGCAATCCAGAATTTTCCATTCCAAATGACTTGATTTCCACCGCCTGATATATCGCTGTTTGATGCAAGTGAAACACCCGAATTATCGACTGGTCCGATATATGAAAATATATTTACAGCATTTCCGACAGAATCAACCGTGCCCATCCATGTAACGCCGTCATACGAATAGGCAGTTGAAAAATTAATACCGCGACCAACCGCAACCCACATTTTACCATTCCATGCGATTGATCGTGCTTCTACCGAAAAAATGGATTTACCGGTTATTCCGGTCCATGTCATTCCGCCGTCATCTGAAAATGCAAGTGAATGCGTACGTCCATTCCCTGCAGCAATCCATCTTTCACCGTTCCACGCAACTGCGTTTGCACCTCTACTTCCGCCGATACCCATCGATACATTAGCGGATATATCATCAGCTGATGAAAACATCGTATTTGATGCTCCGCCGGGTACCATTTGCCATGTATTGCCGTCATCGTCTGAATAAACGATTGTATTTGAATCGAATGATGAGTTGCGATTTCCGAGTATTGACCCGCCGATATTGCCACTTCCACTATTTAAAGTGCCGCTATCGCCTCCTCCGCCGCCAACGGCGATCATTCTATTCACAGGAAAAGTCACTTTATTATCTAGACGTGCGACATTTACCGGTGAAGTGAACGCAGGAGTTATTATGGTTGCAAGTGAACGACAGCAAGAAGTAAATATATTCGAACTTGCAGAAATTGCAATCCAACTTGCAGGGAGAGGAGGGGTTTGTGTGGAATAAAAAAGGCAATTATTCGACCAACCTCCACAGAAATACCAAGTATTCGTTGCAGAATTAAATATAATATTATATATTGTTTTGGACGTGGGTGATGGTGTTGGACCTTTCATCGTAATCCAACTACTTGCATGTGGAATCGGTGAAGTAGAATATGCGAATAAATTTGTGGTTGTTCCGCATGCAACCCATATACCATTTCCATATGCAACAACTGGTCTGGAAGCCCCAAAGTTATATAATGGATACGTATTTGGTGATATTCCTGGTGAATTAAATACGGGCATCCAGCTTGTTGATATTGGCGGATTTTCTGAAGAATACATCATCGGAAAATTACTTTCACCTCCGACCAACCATACACCATTTGAGTATGTAACTGAATATGCGGTACTATTCGTTATATTTGCTGAACCAGTTTCATTACCTGTGGCGAGTGGTATAACATTCCAAGTATCTTCGGTTGGTGGAGTTCGCGTTGAATATGCAACTGCGTTACTACCATTTCCGACTGCAACCCATGTACCATTACCGTATGCAATACTATACACCTGGCTTCCAAATACTCTACTGGATAATATTATAGCTACCCAACTTTCTGTAGTAGGGGGGTTTGCGTTCGAGTAACTAATACAATTTATACCCCAACCTCCGGCAACCCAATAACCATTCGCATATATAATTGTTGTGCCTACTGTATTGAAACTACTATATGCCACGCCTGGTGGGCGCGTAACGTCGTATCTTATACCGACCCAGCTTGATGCGATGGGTGGAGTCATCGTGGAATATGCTATAGTATTTGTTCCTTCTCCCACAGCAACCCATGTTCCATTACTATATGCGATCCCCCAACCAGTTCCTGTAAATGTGTTTGAACTGTTAGGTATTCCAACCCAACTTGAAGGGGTTGGTGGATTTGCGAGTGAATATGCGATACAATTTGTACCGGTTCCTACTGCGACAACAATATTACCATATGATGCAGTTTGTCCTGGTCCGACACCATATATTTGAGTTTTTCCAACACTAACACCACTCATCTTTGCAACGATGTCATTTGATCTCAAAATACTAGGTTCTGCAAGTGGGATACTTTGTTTTTTTTGTTTATTTAGGGCAGTTAAAGATACTTGTGAATCCATATTTATTACTGCTGTCAATTTATCTTCTATGATTCGTCCATTTATCGAGATAGATGGGTTTATATTATTAAGTCCGGTTGACTCGCTATTTGAGGTTAAACTTAAACTACCAACGATAGATGTATCATTTCCTATTGCTGCTTTTCCGACGATATTTGTTGCACCGCCAATATTTGTTTCGCCAGATATATTCACATTTCCGCTTACATCTAGTTTATAGTTTGAACCTGGTATTGTACCAATTCCTAGATCACCATTTTGATCAAATCTAGCTGCTTCAATTCCTTTTATACGAAATGGAATTATATTTTGTGAAGGATCACGACTATTGACATCCATCTCCTTCGATAATAGAATATATAGAATATACGAATATAAATATTTTGATTATTTACCTATATTTACTAATATCTTGAAAATCTGAATCATAGGTATTATTTATTCATTCTTAACAGTAGTATCGTCTTGAATTACAATAAGCAAAATATAGTGTTTATAATAAAATATACTTTGCATTTCTAAATATCATATCATATCTTTGACTTAAAAATAAACATATGGACTTTTATATATACTAATAATGTTGTCAAAAGGTCAATTTTCAAATAATACTGGGTATAACGGTGGAAATGGTGGAAATATTCTTCCATCTTCAAAGACGACTATGCCAACTTATTCTGCAATCAGTAATAAAATACAGAGTGATGAAACTGCATACTCGCCAGGTTCCATGAGTTATATTAATTTGAATATTAATGAATATAGAATACAGGATTTAGAAGACTTTTTTACTCTTCCTAATAAGAATTATGATATTCAAGAAATTGTCCATAAAAAGAAAACGATGTGTTCTGCTGTAGATAAGGATTATACTCTTACTCCAGATAATCGTGGTAGTATTTATTCTTTTTTGGATCAAGCTCTTGCTCGTTTAGTACAGCATTTAATGCCGATTACTACTGGAAAAGCAGTAACTAATTTGCCATCGAATACGTTGACGGGCGACAACGGCCATTTTTTGATCGAGAATCCTGCGCGTGATGGTGTGTTGCATTATGATAGTAGCAGTAGAACTGGTATTAATTTAGATGATAACGGTGCACCACCTGGTGCATTAAATCCGTTAAAAATAAACACGATTAAACGTGCGGTCAATATAGACACTAGATTTCGTCCTAATTATTATTCGACGAAAAGTACGGATCTCCAGATTAATTTGCCTACTAAGGTGGAGCGGGCTATTAGTATGCGTCTTGCGTCGATTGAGATTCCTATGTCGTATTATGCTATTAATTCTGAGTATGGAAATAATGTATTTAAAGTATCATGGAAAACGAGTGGTAATCCATCGGGTGTATATGATGCATCGGCAATTATAATTATGCCAGATGGAAATTACGATGTTGGTTTGTCAGATAAGACAAAAGCTGCAAAGTTAGAAGATGCATTAAACATGCAATTAGCGGCATCTTTAGCAGGAAGTTCTGGCGGTGTATTAAAATTACGTTATGAGGTTAGTCAATTAAATGGTAAAAGTCGTTTTTATCAGGATATAGCGGCGGCGAATGTGATACCATTTAAGATTAATTTTAATTCGGATAAACTTGGTTCGGTTACGTCTGGTCAGGCGAATCCGTTGCCGCTTCAAGGAACTCTTGGTTGGATGCTTGGCTTTAGAAATCCGACTGCAGAGTATGAATCGAAAGGTAAAACAACCTTTAGTGGAACAGATGGGGCAGGAAATATTATTTCCGAAGGAGTTTGTAATGTACAGGGTACTCGATATATTTATGTTTCAATCGACGATTATGTGAATAGCAGTAATAATTATTTTACGGCTGCGTTTGCTAATTCTATTATGGCGCCAAATATTATAACTCGTATAAATGTTGCGGAGTTAGCACAATCGACAACCGTATATCATTATGCTCAGCAAGAGGGTTATTCGACGGAGTTGGATAGAAGTCGTAGTTATTTTGGACCGGTTGATATTCAGAAGTTTCGTGTTGCGTTGTATGATGAATACGGACGTGTTTTGAATTTGAATAATATGGATTGGTCGCTTGAATTGATGTTTGAATGTATTTATGCATAAATATATGCACATTCTTATGATTTATCGTTGTATCCTACTACGATAAATCATATAATTTGTTTTATAAAATGGATAGTTAGTGACCACAGCTTCTGCACGAAGATTGTTTTAATCCGAAAATAGAAGATACAGAAAAGAGAGGTTGTGAATTAAAAATATTTCGTGTAAGCATATTGTTACTGATATTTCTAGAAATATTGTTTTGTGAAATTTGTATGGATCTTTGTTGTACTGTAGGTTGCTGCACTGACGTAGTTTCTCTTAGTTGTACTGGGCGATGGTTTTTTAGTGTTGTAAAAAGAAAATTCTTCATTATGATTAATTGCCGGTTTATAAACTCTCCCGATATTTTATTTTAGATGGGGCGCGTTGGCGGGACAAATCAAAACGTGTAATTTGTGAACAAATCAAAACGTGTAATACATGAAAATATTGTATAATCCAATAACGAATGGTATTATAGTTATAGTAAATAGAGTAGTAAATGATAATACGATACATATATTTTTGAAGCATATCATAACAAAATTTATAATATGAAATAACCATTCAGTAATGAGTATAATTATTGGAAGACCGTATTCTAGTGTTATATTTTTATCGTCCGGCGGTGTCTCTATTTTTTCTAATTTAATTTTGGGTATTATGTATATGTTGCATACATTAGGTGGAATGTACGGTTTGTATGCTTCACTTGATGATATAACTGGGCATGTATATTCGCCCAAATGTTCGTAGTAGTGTTGATAATAACGATCATATTCTAATTCGGCGTTATTAGTGATATTTTCAATATAGTCTCCTCTCACAAGACGAAATGACAATAGTGTCTGTATGAAAATAATTATTAGAATAATACAATATGCGGTTACTGGCGACATATTATAATACTGGGGAGTTGGATTTAGATTGCGAAATCGATCTAATCTGCTTTATTATGTTGTATGGTGTCATAGAAAATGACTCAATTTTATATCAAAATTAGGTATTTAATAATAGTGTTAACATAAACATTTTGTTGTATATGCGATACCGTATTTTATGGTTTTATTTCCTTCGATTGGTGTAAGAGCCGCAGTAGCCGGTGCTTGAGTGCGTAATACATTTCGCCCTTTCAATCTGGCTAAATATCTATCGTATGATCCATGTTTGATATCAACTCCCGAACCTGCGGCAGAAGTAGATCCTGGTCGTAATCTCGTTATGCTTTGTTTGGTGGAATTTGCGTGCGATGGAACATTCGAATGAACTACTCCAGGTACGGCTCGATCGCTAGATTGGTTCCAGTTTACTCCGTAATACCCCAAATTCGTATTTAAAACTGCCGGGGTGTAAACGTTAAGAGCAGCACGATTCATCGTGTATTCACTCGCAGGAACACGAACCGTTCTCCATATCTTTTTTTGGGTGCTAACAGCCGATGATGAAATACTGTTATTTGCGGAGCTTTCACCCACGCGGCGAATTGTAATTGGTTTTTTAAAACTACAATATACACATGCTGGGTATGGTACTGATGATGGAACAGACATTCTATATGTTCACGTATTAAACGGTGTTTGATATTTTATACTTATATAATAATTATTGTATTAACATAAAACATAAAAAGATATAAGTATTTACATATAGTAAAATTGAATATAGAATAGTTATGAAAAGAAATATTAAAATGAACCATATCATTGAGGATAACGGTGAGCTTTCAAGCGACGACGCGTACGACAACAACAATAGTCAAAATGTCACAACAAGCGTTTATTCTCTTAATAACCTTCCAACAGCGACCGCGAGTAGTAGTGGATCAAGCATTTTTTGTGGAGAAGAAGCCCCAGACAGTTGTTTGCGATGTGAAAACTGCAAGGCAACCTTCAAGGTTAAAGGAGTCTATGAAAAACACAGACTATTTTGTGCAACCTTGGCGGGAATGCGAACATCAGCCTCGAATCAGAAACCACTCAGCAACGGGCGATCTGATTCTAGTGGAAGAACTAATAAAAAATATACCGTTATGAGTGTAGACGATGATGCGTTGTTGCCATCTCCGAAAGAAATGTTTATCTTGTTACAGGAGTTGACCTTGAACTATAATAAAGTAAAAGAAGAATTGGACGTAATAAAAACGTGGGCGAAGATGGTAGGGCGGCGGATTAGCGGCGGGGGATCTTCTCAGCCTGATGGAGGAGTAAATAGCGGTGGTGGGTTGCATGTAAATTCGGACTATCTTATTCCGTTTACAACGATTTCGCGGCAAAAGCGTCAAAATATGGAAATGATACTAAATGAAGATGATCAGGCTATGTCGGCGGCGGCGTTATCCACCGGGCAGCCATGTCCTCTCCAACAGAGACCACCCTTCGCGAATTGGTATTCATCTTTTGTTTTGGGGCAAGAACATCTCGATTATGTATTTCAGGCAGATTTGGTATCTGGAATCGTAAGTATTTTATTAAAAATGGTATCTGAGTATACGAATGAATCAGGAAAGTCGCATTTAATCCCTTTTAAATTTACAGATGTTAAACAAGGGTCATTCTATATTTACGATGCACCATTTAGTATTGATGCCCCAGTCCTCCCACAACAACAGAGCGGGGCCGGGGGTGTGGGCTGTGATGAAAAAAGGTGGAGATTTATTGAACCGTGTGAATTTCAGTTGATGGTGAATAGTGTTCATAAATTATTGTTGAAGGAATTTAAGAAATGGCAAGATCGTAACTGGGAACTTCAGAGTCAAATTACGAAACAAAAACAAAAGGCGACATTATCTTATGAAAATGTGATGTCGTCATTTAATTGTTCGCCTGCGATGGCGTCATGTGATGGTGAGTATTATTCAACGATGGGGGCGACGACGAGGACGCCAGCACCGGGTGCGGGTGGTGGTGGTGGCAACGAACCGAATACACCCCCTTCTCATTTAAATGACGTGGTTTTATCAGAAGATTTTGCGTCGCTTTACAATAAATATGCGGATAAAGTAATGGGTGGTACTTTAACACCGGATACGATCATAACGAGGGTTCGTGCAAAATTGTGGAAGGATATGAAGGCGTGGATGCTGTAGATGAGTAATTGTTTATGAATATCGGTTTGAAACCAGAATTATATATTAGACATTATGCCCCAATCTTATTCAATCTCTCGAGAATATTGTTTATAAGAGATTGTTGTTCGGCTACTTTGGATTCTAGATTGAATACGTTCGTTTTCAACTCTGCTATTTGTATTTGATCCGCCTGTTGTCGACGGTCTACTTCTTGAAGAGCTGAGGCGGCAACTGTCCATACTGCATCATTATTTAAAACATTAAAATCATTAGTCTCTTGTCCTTGAATATAATAAACTCCATTTTCAATATTTTCGGATTTGGCTTTAAATACTACAAAACTGTATTTATCTATTATCTGAATTACTTTACACTCGTACATAGAACCTTTTTCAAGAGAAATAAACTTTACTCTAAATTGTTGATTACCGGACGCATCAGTTGCGGGTAGACCATCTTTTGTTTTATATTCATTTCCATACATATCAACATAAGCTTCAAATTTAAAACTAGTTGCAGAAGTGCCATCAAGTTTAATATTTTTTAAATATGTATTATCTTCACTCCCGTCAGAATAAGAAATTAAAAATATATTATTACTAGAATCTTCTGATATTTTTTTTACATTACAATAGCAGTTAAAATTATATATATAGTTAAGATTTGTAAATACTGCATCTGTTAAAACTTCTTTTACTTCTTGAGCAATAAACCCATATTCTTCATTTCTACGTAAACTGTCGTATTTTTTGAATTTACACGGTTTCAATTTACGTAAATCATCTAGTGCTTCATTATCATCTAATTCTCTTATATTATATTTAATTCTTCTGTCAGAATTAACACCAAATCCTCTATTTGATACAACAAATTGATCTGCCAATAATGATGTATACCATTGGCTCCAATTAGATGGAGAATAATAAACTAAATACGCTGATCCTGGATTAGCAGTCCAAGCGGTGTATGTGTATGCAACCATATGAAAAGCGTATGATGGTTCTTGAGTTCCAATACCAACTGCAATACCAGTACCCCAAGCAGGTCTACAAACAAATTTGCTCTGAGCCTCATTTGCATTATATACTGCATAAAGATTTCGATGTGTACCACTACCATAACCTCGTGCATCAGCCAAAACTATATCATAAGCGTATGATGTCTGGCCGGTTGCGTATACTCGTATGGCGTCAGCGTAACTACAATAACTAGAAGAACTGGAGCTCCCCGCGCTACTCGCATAACCGGAACTATTCGCATACCCGGAATTACTCGCATATGTAGCTGTTCCGCTAAATGTCCCCGCGTAAAGAGTATTGTTGTTTGGATTATAATAGAAATCTCCATCTACTTTTAGAGGTGAACGTGCTGTTCCACCATTACCTGGAATCGTTGTTGCAAATGTTATATAATAATTAGCACTAACATATTCGTCTCTTGTTATTGTAACCGCTGAATCAACATAACTTTTAGTAGTAAGTGATTGTGTATTACTCGGCGTATAACTCGAATTCGCTACAATATCCCCACTACCATTTATTAACAATCGTTCGGTTCCAGCTGTAGAAAACCGGATCGTATTATTATAAACACTACCTACTGTGGAATTCGTCCCTATTAAATCTATACTGCTTTTTGAACTATTCTCTGCAGATAAGCGTAAAAACCCACCAGTACTTTGTCCTATCCCTATAATCTCATTTGTTGATTGTGTTCCTGTATTCGTAGGAATAGATAAGTTATTTGCGACTGAATTTGAAATAAGTTTTATTCTTGGTTTGTCTATGGTAAAATCGGTAGTACCGTATATTATATTTATGGTTCCACTTATATCGACTTGTGGTGTAATACTATTATGACTGGCAATATCAGTAAAATTTTTACCGATACAAACTGGACCATTTAAATTTGTTCGCCCTACCACAGATACATTACCGGCACCGTTAATAACCATAGAATTAGATTGCGATGCACCCCCTGTTTGAAATGTTATAAAATCTGAAGAAGTTATACCCAGCCCAGAAGTACCACTCGATAAACCAAGTGTTGTCGCGGTTGTACCTGTTACATTACGATTATATACGCCTGGATATAGTCTTGAAATAGGATCTGTTTTCGGCCCGTTTAACATTATATTTGCATCTGCAGTTGCAGATGATCCTGGACTGTCTCCTACCATTACAACTCCCTTTACATGTAATTTTCTACTAAGTTCGGTGTTGGTATTAATTTCATTAATTGTAACTCCGCCGATACCAACTCGACCTGTTGTCGCAGATACAATAAAATTTTCTGATCCGGAAGATAAATTTGCGGCAGCGTCAATCTTCAAACCTGCTGTTCCCGGCTCTGTCGTGCTACCATTCTTCATGTTTATTGTAAACTGTCCAGAATTGGTATTGTATCGCATGTTAACACCATTTGTTATATTTTCAATATTATTAGGAATTTGTTTAGTATTCGCTGGATTTGTTCCGGTTGCTAAAAATGGTAAAGTATTATCTCCACCAGAAAAAAATGTTCGAGGCGTTGGAATACTACTACCAGTAAATAATTCATTCGTCACATAAAACGGAGAATGTATAGATGAACAGGATACATCTTTTATAGAAAGAGTTCCAAAATTTGGATCAACACCGCTAATACCGGTTATCACTGGAGGTAAATATCTAAAATTTTCGTTTCCAGAAAAATCACCACCACTTGGTTCGAGAAATACAAAAGGGTCATTACGATATTGAACTGTATATTGTGGTCCTTTTGAATTTGCTAATCCACGAGGACCGGTAGGACCGGTCGGGCCTTTTGAACCAGTTGGTCCGATTGATCCGGTTTTACCGGTTGGGCCTATATTTCCTTGAATACCTTGACCACCAGCCACTCCCATTGCTCCGGTTGAACCAGTATAGCCGGTTGGTCCAACACTACCGGGTATTCCTCGTTCGCCGACCGCACCAAGTGTGGTCTGTAAATATGAATATGTAGTATTGTTATTAGAAAAATCTGATTGGAAATACAAATTTGCACTTGCTGACTGGTTTGACGCCTTTGTATTTTTAATATAAATTTGCAATTGAATATACACATTAGTTGTATTACCGTACGCATCTTTTAATGTAACAAATTCAACTGGTATTGGAATTAAATAGCGTTTTCGTGTTGTACTGTCAATTATAACCCCACCACTTGCATCTAATATATTTGTTGATAAACTTGAAGACCAACTTTTACCGATATATTTTATATGACTTGGTAAAAAAGTATCTCTTGGTGGTAAAAATGTAGTATCTCCATCGCCGGTTTCAATAATTAAACTGTCTGGTGATGGCTGATTTGATGTCCCTGTTATCATAAATAATGCAGCATATATTGATAATTGATTTGTGTCTGAAGTTGCGGGTACATTTGCATATAAATTGACGGTCCATACACCACTAGGGATAACTGTTACAGTGGATATTCCTGTAGATTTATTCCAAAATCGACTAGCTGGTATAATGAAATTCGAATTTCCATAAGTTGCTGAAACCGAAATAGGGCCGACTGTTTTAACACCTGATTCAATTGCGGTTGATGAGAGTAAATATGAATCAGTTATACTTTCATCGAGAATATCTCTTCCTTCGGTATTTAACCATAAGATCGTTCCGTTTGACCCTTGAATACCTTGAGTGCCAGGTAATCCAATCTCTCCTTTAAACCCAATTGGGCCTTGTGCGCCGGTTGGACCTTGTGCGCCGGTACTTCCAGTAGCACCAACATCACCCTTATCGCCTTTTTCGCCTTTTACACCATAAGTACTACCTGTTGCGCCAACAGGTCCAGTTACACCAGTTGGGCCTGTTTCACCTTGACGACCATCTTGACCAGCAAAACCAATACCATGTGGACCTGTTGTTCCTGTAAAACCTCTTGCAGATTCTAGTACTAAGGTATTTAGACCCTGATCAACATAATGTTTCGTAGCGACATCTTGACCTGCGATTGGATCGCGAACATTTTTAATTCTATTGATCGGCGCATTTTGTCCGGCGCCACCCGACATATCTATATCGCCATTAATATACATAACACCTGCATTATCACCAATTTTCATAATTGTACTCATCGAATTTCGAGAGATATCGCTACTACCAAATATTGTTCCACCCATCGCTGCGTCATTATTTCGCACATAATTTTGGGTGCCTGTCCTCGAAAATCCACCTACTTTTTTCCATGAATCAGACATTTTCTATAAATTCTATTTTTATTATTATTATGTATATTTTACATATATATGTATATTTTACGTATATACGTATATTTTACGTATATACGTATAATTTCATTATTAATGTTTTTTTTGTCTAAACTTTTTAGTCATTTTTTTTGATGTTATTGGCAGTTCATTAATCGGTGATAAATTACGATTATTATCTATAATTTCCAATTGAACACCGTTGTTATTATTATTATATTCATTTGGATAGTCTGTTACGTAATTATGCTGATATATATTATTATCATTTAATCCTAAATCTGGTAAAACAGGTTGAATATGAATATGAGGGGTAACTATTGGTCGTCTAAGTGATCGCGGTATTCTTCGCCTTAAATATTTTGTTACTAATTCTGCACCTAATGGATTATGTTTGCGAAGGTCCCTCATCGTATATATTTTGTGTTCGGTCGGTTGATCATTTATCTTAGTATCAACAATTAAATGGTTTCCATCGTATATCATACTTGATGCATAGCTGTTGTGTTGTTCGGTAATTGGGTGATGTAATGGCGCTGTTTCGTTGCCTTCTTTATGAAGATTATCATGCGATTGGCGTTTATGCCGAGTTTTGCGTGCAATTTTGCGTGTTTTTAAGGCGTTATTTTCTTTTTTTATAGGCATTATTCTATTATTATATAAATATAGATATAATAATTGTAATCATCATAAAATGATATATAGTAATATAGATTATACGATGAGTGGGCAACGTCTTAACGAAGATAAAATAAAGTCTGCTGCACTTCCTAACTATAAAATGAAACATATGGTACGAAAATCTATATCGCATGGTTCGCATCGGTCATTTTTATTGGACCAGTTGTTTCATTCTGAGTTTACTAGTATCTTTTTTGAAGATATTGACCGTGCCGAATTAAAAAAAATATAGATATAGTATATCAAATGATGATTAATGTGAAAATGATAACGGATTTGATAGTTTTAGCTATTATTATCCTTATATTGGACGGCATATTTTTATATGGCGCAAAGGATTATTTTTCGAGGCAAGTCATGTTAGTACAGGGGTCTGCACTTAATGTTTACATTCCTAGTGTCGTCATTTGTTATATACTTATAATAATTGGATTATACTATTTTGTATTAAGACATATTATTGTACCGAATGCTTCAAGTTTAGCTGCGTCAGTTCAGTCGATGAGGTTGCGTGAAGGTATGATCGTTGCATTTTTTCTTGGAGTATTCGTATATGGTGTTTATGAAACGACTACTTTGGCTCTTTTACGTAACTGGAGTCCCGTTACTGCTATAATGGATACAACTTGGGGTGGTGTATTATTTTCGTTGTCTACTTATTTTTACTATAGATATAAGTGTTTAGATATGTAACATAATGGAATTAGCATAGTACATTTGGTGTGTTATCTAGTGTAGTATTATATGTTTTACAAGTATTGATAATATTAGTGTAAATCATAATTTGATATATAAAGTGTAAGACACTTCCGATTATAAACCATATTTCTTGTGCGTTGTCTTTACATAAAAGTGAAGTAATCGGATTGCCGTTTCGATCAAAGTATGGTGTAACAAATGTATTTGCATAATTTGATGCTCCGTTATCGTATTCGTCGAAATTAACATACATCGTATTTTTAGACTGATTATTATTATGTGGTAACGGTGCAGTAGGTATTATCGGTCTATCTATTTTTTCATATTCATTTTCGGTATTTTGTGAAGAAGATCGATAGAAGTTTTGTTTGAATGGATTAATATTGCGTGGTTGATGTTGAATATATGGTTTTACAGTATCTTCTTTATTAGATGATTGTGGTCCATCATATATTGGTCCTTCCGATGAAAATGTTGTTATGTGATCCAATCTAACATGTAACGGTAGTTGTGGTGGTGGTGGTGGTTGTGGTGATGTGTTATCTAATGGCGTTGATGTTGGTATCGTAGAATACACATAATGCCCTCTTGTGTTGTCATATTCTCTCGAATAACGTAGATATGTTTCTTGTTGTTCGCTTTCTGTAGTAGTATGGTTATCAAATTTACAACAACAATATTCAAAAAACTTAGTTAATAGATTAGATATTGTTTGATTTGGGCGTATTACCATGTATAAGAAAATAATGTCACTTGTTATATCTAAAATACCGAAAATAGCTGTATAATTTGTTACTATGTATCGAATATATAATGTATCACTTACCATTTTAATAGTCATAGTGAAACAATCTAATAGTAATGAAATACGTGATTCGGGGAAAAACCCGAGATAAACAGTTGATATAATACGCGTTACAACGATATTATGAAAAATTGGTGGTGTGTGAATTGGGTACGCTATTGTTGACATCATTAAAAGTTGTAGAAAATTTACACATATAGTAGAATGAATACGATATGGATTATTCATTATAGTGTGTCTGCTGCTATATTCTCTCCTGATATATTTTTATGTTGTTGTTAATAGAAAGAATATAAGAATATAAATATACAATTATCAATAACAAATGCCGATTGCATGCAAAATGACGATGATATTCGAGATATATTTGAGGCGATGATACTGTTTTTACTTATTAGTGAATTATCGAAGGCACCTCAATATGTTTGTGAATATTGTATGCGGTCATATAAGCAAGAATCCTGGTATAGATCGCATATACAGCAGGTACACAATAAACCGATTGTCGGCGGGGAAAATAAAATAAATGATTCTATTGATGAAAAAAAACAACAGTCGTCGTCCGTGATGTCGGTTGATGTAGTAAATGAGTTATTGAAACAAAACAGAGATATGTTGGATATGATAAAACAACAACAGGAAACAATTTGCGCACTACTTCGTCATAATAAGATGATGATATAAATTGATATAGAATGAAAATAAGATATTATATAATTGACTAATGTTTGTTTGTGTGTGTGGTAAAGGATATAAATTCTCGAGTGGCTTACATAAGCATCAAGAAAAATGTGTAAAGGGTACTAATGAAGTTGGATTATCAGTAGAAGTGAAAAATTCTGAAACAATATCTTCTGTATCAAAAAACGGTGATAGTTCTGGTATAATAAATGATGATCCCGGTGGTGGTTGTAGTGATGATGGTGATGATATAACCAAGAGTGCATTCTTTACATTTCCGTTAACTCAATTAAAGCCGACAGAGAATTTTTCAAAAGAGGATTTAGAATTGTTGGAAAGGCGTAAACAGGCGCGTTTAAAGGCAATACAGCAATCTAGGATTGAGGAAAAACAGCGTGCTTCAGATAAGAAAAATAACGATATATTTGCAGCTAAGAATTTGAAATATACTTTGAATAATATGGCTTCTTCTTGTGCGGATAATCTTGATAATCAATTTCAAGAAAATGTAGGTAATGAGGAGCATAATGCTTCTATCAACATTAAATATGTAAGAACGTCATCGCAAACACAACAGGTGATTGATGCAGTTTCTGCGGCGGCAAACGAGTATTGTTTGAGTCAGGGAATCGGTTGTAATAATTCGGTAATAAATAAGAGTGGTGGCGGTGGCGGTTCAGATGCGAAAAACGTCGTGTCAGCATCTGCTGCATCATCAGCAAGCGGAACGACTGTATATAATCACCCTGCAAGAACGATATCGATTATTGAAAAAGAGAGTGGAGAAGACGAAATGGACGAAAGTGACCGGATTGTTACGCTTGAAAAAATGACATATTTGGTTTTGGCATTAATTCAACAAAATACCAAAATACAGAAAGAAAATGCATTATTAAAGGCGATTATTTCGAATATAGATCCGACTAAGCTTGAGTAAAATTGATAATGATTAATAAGGATTAATAATAATATTAGATATAACATTATTATTATTATTATAACTAGTGATGGTTGAACCAGGGCAGATAGCTGCGATGAATATAGTAGAAGATACTATGGAATTAAACTTCGAGTTTCCTCTATTGTTTTCCAAGGATAAAAATGGAAAAATGAAGACATGGTCTGCGTGTGTATTTACGAATAAAATCGTGAAATCTCAACAAGCAACGCAGCGAATTATCTATGGATATGTAGATGGAAAACAGCAAATCTCGTATCGAGATTATAATGATGGGAAAAATATTGGAAAGAAAAATGAAACAACGCCGTTGATGCAGTGTATAAGTGAAACACGTAGAAAATGGTTGGATAAAAAAGAAAAGGAGGCATATAGTGAAAACAAAGATATAGGTGATGAAATGAATACTGAAACAGTTTCTGCATTTTTGCCTATGTTGGCGCAAACATATAATCCTGAATCAAGTATAACTAAGAAGCATAATATTGTATTTCCGTGTTTTGTTCAGCCAAAGTTGGACGGATTGCGTTGTGTAACATATATTACGCAAAAAGACGCGGTCGTTCATCAATCGCGGACTGGTGCGTATTTTGAAGGATTAGCGCATATTAGTGAATCTGTAGGGTGGTATTTGAAAACTAACCCTAATATCGTATTGGACGGAGAATTATATACCGACGAAATGCCGTTTGAAGAGTTGGTAGGATTAATAAAGAAGAAGAAAATTGGTGAAAATGATCTAGTGCGGCTTCGAAAAGTGAAGTATCACGTATACGATATTTATGATAAAAATAACATACAAATGCCGTATACCGAGAGATTGAGAATGTGTGTTGAAGCGGTTAATTCTTGTGGTGGTGGTGGTGGTGATGTTACACGACCAGTTACGATCGTTCGAACGATAGAGGTGAGAGATATTCCGGATTTTCGGCGTTGGTTTGCAACATTTATAGAGGAAGGTTATGAGGGAATAATGTTGCGTAATAAGATCGGTATATATAGAACAAATTATAGAAGTAATGATTTGCAGAAATACAAAGAATTTATAGAAGATGAGTATAAAATTATAGGATATACGCAGGCGGAAGGTAGAGATAAAGGGACAGTATTATGGATATGTATTACAAATGAAGGAAAGGAATTTACGGTTCGTCCGCGTGGAACCATACAGATGCGAAGTAAATGGTATGAAAATGGAGAAAAATATATAGGTAAAAAATTAACTGTAATTTACCAGGAATTAACGGAGGAAGGAAAACCTAGATTCCCGGTAGGAAAATCCATTCGTGAGGGTTATTAAATTTCAAAAAATTATAGAGTTAATATTTGTATTCATTTTATTTATTTGTTTTGCGTCGAATGCTTCAACGTTAGCATATTTGGTCTCGGTAATTGCAGCGTTTATAATAAAAATATATCAATACCATAATATCGTGTTAAAAATAATATAATTATAAAAATATAAAAAGTCAGTCCGGACGCAAAAAACGCGTCCAAAAGTACCCTGTTTTTCGAAAATGGACATTTTTAAAATGTCCATTTTCCAATTTCCGTTGGAGAATTTTAAAAAAAGTTGCGTTTTTCGCGTTGTGACCATAATGCTCTTATTTCCGATTTTTCGTAAAAAAACGTGTGACTGAGAAATTTTTGATTTATGGTTCGTTCGATCGGTGCATCTATTATATCGGTTTAGTTTAGGAAACTTTTGGAACAAAATGGAAACTTTTTTACCCCAGACCATAAGGGTCTTTCGTTGTGAAAAATGCGAGTTTATAACAAGTAACAAAAAGGATTATACTCGGCATATTAATTCGGTCAAGCACATCAAGCGCGCGATGGAAACCGGAGGTGGTAACAATCAGGTCAAATATATAAATTTTACCCAACAGGGTAATAAGTCGGAAAATATTGTACATATAACGCCGGTACCAACGTATAACGGTTGTGTAGAATCGACAAATTATACATGTGAAACGTGTGGTCAGGTATATCAAAGTAAGAGTGGAATATGGAAGCATAAAAAGAAGTGTGATAAGATTAATAATAGTAGTAACGATGCAGCATTAAAGACGATGATGTTTGACATGATAAAGAATAACCAGGAGTTTCAGAATAAAGTTATTGAAATGATGTGTGTAAAGTCAGTAGCTGCATCTGCGGCGGCTGTGCCGGTACATTCGGAGATTACGAATAGTAATAATTTTAATGGAACGAATTATAGTCATAATAAGACATTTAATTTGCAGTTCTTTTTGAATGAACAGTGTAAAGACGCGATGAATATCTCTGATTTTGTAAGTTCGATTACTTTGAAATTATCGGATTTGGACGGGTTTGGTAAATTGGGTTATGTGGAAGGTATATCTAAAATAATCATAGACAATTTGAGAGATACGGATATTTATAAGAGGCCGGTACACTGTAGTGATGCGAAGCGAGAGACGTTATATGTAAAGGACGATAATAGATGGGAGCGTGAGGGACCAGAGAATGAGAAAATGACTAATGCAGTTAGAGTGATAGAACATAAGAATATATCTTTGATAAATGAATGGGCTAAAAATAATCCAAAATGTGAGGATAGTTCAACGAAGGAGAATAGGCAATATATAAATTTATCACGAGTGGTATTGGACGGCGATGATCAGAATATTGCAAAGGTAATAAAACGTGTTACAAAAGAGGTGGTAATCGATAAATAAAGAGTTTATTTGTAACGTTTTGCGGAAGCGCGCTTTTTGCGGCGAGTATAATTTCTGGATTTACCACCGGTTATTTCGACCGCAAGTTTCGGCCAGCCGGAGGGTCCAAGAATATTTCTTATTTGTTTTAAGAAATAAAATGCTTCGCCGATAAGTTGATGCATATCGGTACGGCCACTTTCAAACAACAAAGCTAATATATCTATTGTTTTTTGGTTCTGGAATGCAGGAGTAGGGGGTTGGCCTGGTGGACTATCTGTCGAGTTGAAAATAGTTATATATTCATTTTGTAGGGTTGGTGAATATAACTGAAGATCGAGCATTCCCGGTTGTAAGATATATGGCGGCGTCTTCAACATTATAACTGGTGGGTTGGCCGTATCTAAAAATACCGATCCGTTTGTCGCAGGCCGAACAGCTGCTCCTCCTCCAATAGGTGCAGGCCAAAAGGTATCATTTATTCCATTATGACCTGCTAGCGCCAAAGCTGCTGTCGTATTTGGACACGCATCTAACGATGATTGTTCAAACATAAGATCGGTGGCATTCCCTCCATTTCCATCATGGTGTGAAGTAAGTACCGCCCATTCGTTTAACATTTGACTTATATTAATTCTTGGACGTACGTCTGGTACTTGCATAAATGCACCACCAGCAGCAGGATTCTGCGGTATATTTCCAGCTATCCAACATGTATCAGTTTGTAATCTTAACTGTCCTTCGTATTCAATCGCAGCTATCGCCATGTTTACTAATTATTAATTACTAAATACTACTATATTATATAAATATAATAAAAGATATATAAATTAAAACGAAAATGATATGATGATATAATGGCGTTGTTAAAGGAATATGACGAAGCAACCCAGAAGCATATTATAGAAATCGGTGTGTTTTTGTATGAAAAAACCGTATCGCATACTAAAAAATATAAAAAGGACGATGTTGCTAAATTAGAATCGACCGATTACGAATATCAGTATATACAATTAAAGAAACAGCATGAAAATCTCTCGTCACGTTTGTTTGAAATCCGCGAAGAAGAGTATAAAAAGGGAGAAATAAAGGTGAGTGAGTATAAGGACGCATTATCGCAAGAACGATCAAGGTGCGATAAAATATTGTCGACTATTCAGGCAGATACATCGCGTCAGATCGAAATAAAGACTGCACATTTATTGAAGCAAGTTGCAGAGCTTGAAGCGAAAAATAAATGGTATTATAGTTTGTATGAAGATAAGTCGAAAGGTAAAAACTATGAGGAAGAGTTATTTCCTAAATTATTAGACTATAATGATAAACAGTTAAATTCGGTGTGGCTAATAACACATGTTGGGTCGGTATTAAGTGAGAAAACTGACTTTCATTTCAAGCATAAAGATATTGGTGTTACGATATTATTGGATACGAAGAATAATTTGCCGACAAATCCGGTAGTATCGACAGCGGAGTTCGAGAGAGATGTTAGCCGTAAAGAGACGAATGCTATAGGTGGGATTATGCTTGCAAATGGTGGGATATCTTGTAAGAAGAGGTTTGAAATAAATAAAATACAGGATAAATATTTGGTTTATGTTTCAGAGTTCGAGAGAAATAACATAGGATATATATTTTCCTTGTTGGATTTAATAATGGAGATGTCGCGTGTTGTAGATACATCATGTAATAAGGAAGTTTTACGTAGGATATTAATTGATGATTATAAGCGTGAAGTAGCAAATATAGAATCTCTCGAACGAATGAAGAAGAATGCGCAAAAAAACTTGGAAATGGTAATAGCGGATTTCGCGAGTTATTTCAAGGAAGATATAGAGATGGAGACGAAGGCGGTAGAAATACAGTCGAGTTCGGTGAGAGTGAAGTCTAAGACGTCGACCGATGTTATTGATTTTGATGATATGGAAGAAGGGAAAACGGTGATCGGAGTAAGAAGTAAATACTACTTGGAATATGGAACAACGATTCAATATTTCAAGAATAATTATGCTAGGAATCAGAAGGAGAAATCTCTCGAACACAAGGAAAAGAATGTAATAATAATGGTTGAAACAGGTAAAAAATAATGATGATCTATTTTATTAGATGGGATAACATATCACCGATAACCCAGTGATTCGCGGGTTTATGCCAGAAACGTTTATAATAGATTAATCCTTTGTTCAAAATAGCAGCGATGTAACTAAAAGAACTGCCCGATGTAATCAATCCATCTGCAAATACGAGTGCGGTAAATGTATCTAAAACAAATTCGTTTAAATGGAGTTCAGTATCGTCAGAAAGATACATAGAGTAATTTGATGATGGTCCTTGAGAATATATATGAAATTTAAGTGGTTTTTTCCCCTGATAAAAATGTCGAAAATGTTGAATAAGATTCAGATAATACTGATCTGGTGTGTCTGAACCCGCTACACGAATATCCTCTTGATTATACCTGCGGATCTGAACTGCAACGTTGAAAAAATCCGTATTGAATGGTGTTTGTTTATTTTCAAAGAAAATATCTTGTATTTCTTTAAACGCGTTACTATTTAAAACGTTAGTTAGATTATCTTCGCAAAAACGGTATGTTACATTAGTATCGTAACCGGGTAAGTTTTCTAAGCTGTGTGTATTAGGAAAGTGAGGTTTAAGGTTCATGTAATCGATTAATTTTTGTGTAAAAAGTGGATCTTTGTCGTAATTATGTTCGAAACTTTTGATGTCTGGAAAAACATATGTATTATTCGTGTGTAGTTTTGTATAAAGAATGTCGAACATAATATTTTGAAGTTGGGCGCCAAACCCATCGGTTCTTGGGTTTGTTGTGAACGTACTCATTTTTAATAAATATATGTAGAAATTATAATATATGGAAATAGTTATATTTATATTATGATTGTGATATATATATTTTACTCAAGTGTTCAAATTTTCTATTAATAAATGTAGGGTCTTTTGTATTATGATGGTTAATATGAATGAAATTTTGACTTTCCATGTATTTTATAATGTTATAATTGGAACATTCTTCGGACCCGATATAATGATGTCCATCACCTTCGGCGGTGACAAAAGCGACGCGTTCTTGTAAGTAGTGTTCGGCGCCTTTTAAAATATTCAGATCAGATCCCTGTGCATCAATTTTGATGTAATCGATGTAATCGAACCGATCCCAGGGAAAACCGTCAAAGAACATTTTCAAAGAAAAAACGGGAACGTTTATAATATCTTTTATTTTACCGAGAGAGGTTTCATTATTAGAAAAAAGGCTAGAAGTACCGCAATCGTTATTGCTGATATAGAATTTCATAGTTTCAGGAGATGAAACGTTGCTTAGTGCGCATTTTTGAATAACAAAACGGCCTTCTTTTATGAAGCGATCTTCAAGGCAATCTCCGTGGCTTTCGTGTTGTTTACGGTTATTACCACTAGTAATAAAATGAATACTTTCAGGATTAGGTTCAAAACCGAATACCATGAGTTGATCATCATCATGAGTAAGCCAATTTTGAGATTGTGGTGCGTTATATGAAAGGCCGATATCTAGTTTAACATGTTTACATGTTTCAGGTATTGTATAATTAAACATTATAAAGAATATAAACCAAGATATTTATATTCTTTATAAATAATTCAAATGAAAACGTTATGTATAACTTATTGGTATGGGCGTTTGGGAAATAATATTATACAGGTGAAAAACGCGTTGCATATTGCATTTTATTATGGATATAATGTGATTATTCCAAAACATCAATATTTTAAATATAATCATTTGATGGTCTCTAATTCAAATGAAGGCGAATCGATCGAACAAATATACGATTATGCATCGAGAGGATTTTATTTTGTAAATGATATTGATAGTGGTATAAATCGTGAGTGTTTTAATTTGAATTATGATAAAGTTAGAGACGAATTGTTGAAATTGTTTGTGATTGATTATCGAGGGTTAAAGCCGTTGGAAGATGATGAGTTGGTGTTGCATGTTAGAAGTGGAGATAGTATATGTGCGTTACATGATCAATATATTATTCCGCCGTTGTCATATTATACGAAATTTATAGACACTAATAAATTTAAAAAGATATATATTCTTGCAGAAGATACCCAAAATTTATGTATTGAGAGCTTGAAAAACATGTATTCGAATGTAGATTTTGAGTTGCGTTCGTTGACTGAGGATATAGAGTTGGTATTAAGAGCGAAGAACGTGATGATGTCGATTGGATCATTTATTCCAGAGTTAATATGGGTTACAAAAAATATAAAAGAGGTGATATATCCAAATTATGATGAGTTTGCATATAGATTGAAACCTTTGGTTCCGAATGTAAAGTTGACAAGTATAGATTTAACGGAGTATTATAATGAAGTAAAGAGTGCAAATGATACAATACAAACTAGAATGTTAAGAGCGTTAACGAGGTGAGGTAATTATCCCCATATTTGTTTTTCCTTTGTTAACGAAGAATTACTCTGTAATGATAATGTTTTATTTTCGGAAGAGAAGAAACTAGGGGAAAGAATGCTCCAGTCGGTGTTTTGCTCGAGAAGGGTTAGTTTTGTATAAATGTAACCGATTAAAGCGCTGCAGAAGAAGCGAGAAGTTTTTTGAGGTTTGGGGTCTTTTTTGCAGAAGGCTTCGATCCAGTCGGTAATAATGACATCATATGGTTTATCATAAACGACTTGATGTATTTCCTTTAGATTATTTGTATTGAAAATAGTGTTATATTCTTCGGGGTCTTGGAAGTGGATTCTGCGGAGGAAAATTTTACCACCATAAGTTTGTATGAAGTGGTCGAAAGGTATAAATTGAACACCGAATTTGGTTTGTTTGTCTTCAGGATCGGGAACGTTAGAAATACCGGAGGTCCAAACAAAAGTGCCCTTAAGAGGTGTTTCGGTAAATTCGGGGTCTTTAACGATCATGCCTACATGAGAGAAGTCACTTTTTGTGATGAATTTAATAACCCAACTAAACAAGCCCCATGAACCATATTGTAGGTCGTCGCAAAGGAGAAGATCTCCAGTTTTGAGTGTTTGTTTGAGTTCTTCGAGGTTCATTATTATATAATAATTTGGTAAAATATTTTAGATTAAAACGTAATGTTCGAGAGATTATATATAATAATGGCAAAATCTCTCGAACATCTGCAGTTGGAATCTACTGAAAGTAGAAAAATACTGGACATTTGCGAGTAAATCTTGCCCCGCGGGGGTGGTGTTTTTTGGAATTAGGTTGAATATTTCTGGAAAATGTTTGGTTTATTTTATAGATGTTCGAGAGATTTATATTGTTGGTGTTGATTTTAATATTTAAACAGTACGTATAATAAATAGTATAAATGTCGATAAGTATTTCAGATAGTCCTGTACGATGGACATTTCCGATACCGTTGGGAACGTATCATAAGTTTTGCAGGAATGTGAATTCGCAAAATGGGGAAGATGGTATTTTGGAGCAATTGTTAGGAGAATTGGGTATAAAAAATGGTGGTACATTTTGTGAGTTTGGTGCATCTGACGGTGTGACGTCATGTAATGTTCTTAATTTGGTAAAATCGTATAATTTTACGGGAATGTTGATAGAGGCGGACGATGTGAGATATAAAACATGTGTTGAAAATTATAAGTGGTCGTCGGATATAAAGGTGTTTAATGGTTTTGTTATGTACGATGATAAAAATAATGATTTGGATAGGTGGTTGGAGCGAGGTTGTATGGATAAAGATTTTGATGTATTGTCGATAGATATAGATGGAGATGATTATTATGTATGGGAAAATATGAAAAATTATACACCGAAAATTGTAATATTTGAGGTGAATAGTTATAGGGATCCGATATTTGATGAATTGCCGAAGGTGCCATCAAAGGAATATAATATAGATTTGGTAAAGCAGCAAATACCGTCGAGAGTTGCGTTGGGTTGTAGTTTTATATCTGCAATAAAGCTAGGATTAAAAAAGGGGTACATTCCGGTGTCATTTACGGGGAATTTGACGTTTGTAAGAAGGGATTTGGTGGAGAAATTGAAGGAATTTCCGTATAAAATATCAGAAGATCCATACGATTATGTCGATCTTTACACGCATTTAAGTATGTGGAATAATGATTGGTTTACCAATAATGGATTAATGGTAAATACGGCAATACGTGATTATTTTCTTTTAACAAAAAGGAAGTATATTGATGTTGAATGGTTGCACAAAAGAGTGCATGAAATTGGAAATAACCGGATTTAATAATGGTATGTTCGAGAGATTTAATGATATATTCATAGTATGTAATTATGGGTAATTATGGGCAACAAATCTCTCGAACATATGCAGTTGGAATCTACCGAATGTAGGAATTTACTGGACATTCGCGAGTAAATCTTGCCCCGCGGGGGTGGGGTTTTTGTAGTATTTTTCTGGTTCAAGATATATCGAATGTATATCTTGGTAGAATAGAACTATATATACGATAAAAATGTTAAAGCATAATAAATAGTTTGTTTTTGTTGTATTTTGAATATTCTTAGTTATCATGTAAACGATCGGCAAATAATGAATAACAATATCGGCAATTATTAAATAAGGAATAACTCGTTTATCGAGAGATTCTACGATCTTGTAATAATTAGGATATATATGAAATAAAAAAATACTACCAACTAAAATAAAAATATTTAGTGGTAAAATGTTATACTCATTATTATAATAAATTAAACCAAATGTTATAACAAATACAATATTCGATAAGGTTTTTAATTGATTAGATATATATACCTCTTTATTTACTGTATCAAACATAATAATAATTTATATATATATATAAATATATAATCTAATAATGAGTGCACGTGCTCCTCCCACAAATGAACACTCTTCGCCGGTAAGACACCAACGTCGCGAACCAAGTCCTGATAAAAAACCAAGTTCTGCGTCACCAAGACGGTCCAAAAAGTCGACTATGAGTAGTGATTTGGAAAGCAGCGAGCGATTTGCTGGGGTAATGGGTGCGATGTCTGCAGCATCTGATAAAGATTCTAGTCCTGATAAAGATTCTAGTCCTGATAAAGATTCTAGTCCTGATAAAGATTCCAGTTCTGATAAAGATTCTAGTCCTGATAAAGATTCCAGTCCTGATAAAGAAACCAGCGCCGAGAGAGAAGAAAAACGAAGAGAACGAGTGAAGAGGATTCAAGTTAAACGAGGTAAACGAATTTCACAAAATAAAGGCTTAGCACGCCTTGAACGTACAAAACTATTATGGGGTATCGGTACGGAATCATCATCATCATCATCATCGGCAACTAATGAATCTTGGTGGAAAAAATATTTTGGTTGTTTTTCACGTTGTCGTTCAAATTCAAAATCTTGTTGTTCGCGTAGTAGTCCAAACTCAAATTCAAGTTTACGCGGCGGAAAGTATAAACGTATTAAAAATAAAACCATTCGACACAAACGAAAAATGACTT